AGTTCACCGACGACCGAGCGTGGAGCATACCACTTGGCGTTTGCGCGGTAGATTGGGTTCAGAGCCGTCACCATGTCGATATATTTGTTCGCGTAGGTGTTGGCCGCTGGCAGAGCAGCAGCCTGACCCGAAGCGATATACTGGATGGTGCCGAAAGCACGAACGCTGTCTGCGGTAGCTGCGGTCGTGTGGGTCAGCAGGCCCTTTGGCTGATTGACGCCGGTGCCGTTGATGATCGACGACGCCACTTCCTTTGCGAACTTGGTCGCAACGCGATCAGTCACCAACGCTTCAACGTCGAAATAGGCGTCGTTCAGGGCGTAGTGGGAGATCAGCGGCTTGGCGAACAGTGTGCCGAACGGAACCGAGACTTCTGCGAACGATGGGGTGTTGGTTGGATCATAGAGGCCGTTGGTGCCGGTTTCATCAACCCAGCTGGAACCAGTGCCGCCCAGATCAACGTGGATCTTCACATCTGGGGTGCTAGTGGACTGAACGTCAACCTCCGCGAGCAGTGGAGCAACGTCCTGAGCAAGAGTGATGAGGTTCTTGTCGAACTCTTCGGGAACGAGATAGCCACCAGCAGCGGCAATCGCGCCTGCGTTAGCGCCGGTCTGAGTGGTTACGGCGCGGGTGTTTAGGCCGGTTGCAACATAATTGCGGAGTTCCAGACCCCAGTTGCTCTTAGTGATGATCGCTGGAGCGCCAATGCGACCCGACTTAACAGAAATGCTCTTCTGTTCTTCTGCGACGGTATCAACAGTTTCCTCAACATTGGAAACGGCGGCAGTCAGGTTGTTGACCGCATCGGTAAGAGTGGTGATAGCTTGGCCGGTCTCTTCCAGCTTCGCGTCGTAAGTGGACTTGAATTCCTCAAATGCGCTTACAACAGCATCGGTCTTATCAGTTTCATCTGACATATTATGTTCTCTCCTGTTAATAGGATTGTTTTTATTGTTGTGACCTATTGACAGGATCGCCCCTGTAGCGGCTCACTTGAGCAAGTTGCTCTTGCCCTCCCTCTATTTATTGGTTGACTGTCGGCTCTTACTTGCCGAGCAGCTTGTTCAGACGCTCATTCAGCGCGTTCATTTCAGCGCGCTTCTGTTCGCGCTCTGCGAGGTATCGCTTCGACTCAAACTGGCTCGCTACAGTCTCAGCTTCTTTGCGGCTGAGGCCACGATCACGAAGCAGGCGCTCAAGATCGCGGATACTCATTTCATCAATGTTGGACTTCACATTAGCGACAAGTGCGCTGCCGTTGGCAGGCATGTTGACCACGCTGACTTCCACAAGATCGACTTCAGTGATGGTGCGGCGATATTCGTCCGACTTGGACGCCATTTCCCAGACGACCGGGTAGAAGCCAATTGACAGACCCTTGATGAGACCCTTCTTCAACGCCTTGTAGGTATCTAAGCCGTCGCTTGTGTCGAGCAGTTCACCTGTGACTTTGAGGCCGTAGTCATCTTCCTCAACGGCGGTCCATGCGCCGATGGGCAGGCTGTCGTAGATGCGATGATTGAGAAACATCATCGGCATCGTGCCAGCGTCCAAGTGCCGTTCGATGCTGGCTTTGAATGCACCTTTCTCAATGATGTCGCCATAGCTATCGACATTGCCGAACACGGAGCCATAGCCGCTGAACGTCATGGTGCCGGTATCCGTCTCGACCGCCTCAACGGCTAGTTTGCAATCCAAGCCAATTACGGTCTTCTTCTCAATCTGCGTTGCCATTGTTCTCGTCCTGCTTCTCCATGTTGGTTTCGGAAGTATCGGCTGCCTGTTGCCCGAACAGATTTGCCGCTGGCATGAGCTTGTCAGCCATTGGATCGTCACTGCGAGGAAGGTCTTCCTTCTCGCGGATTTCATTTGTGGTGAGCCAGCCTTGGGTTCGACCGGCGTTGTAGTAGGCCATGCGATCAGTCGTGGACGCTTCCATGAGCGCGCGACTGTCCAGCTTGATGTAATATCCGGCCTTCTTCTCTTCCTTTGTCAGGAGAGCTTTGCGCGCCGACTGTTCAATGCGCTCATACCAAGGCATCAAGGTATGCGTGAGGTGAGCAAGTAGAAGCTGCTCGACCGAGTTGTAGGAGGTCGCGCCCGATTGCATGACCATGATGGGCAGCACACGAAAGGCGCGACATAGTTCTTCAATCTGGAACTTGCGGCTTTCGACCCACTGCGCTTCGTTGGCAGTGGACGCGATGGACTGAAAGGTGATGCCGCCTTCAATAAGGGCGGTCTTGTGGGCGTTGCCAACGCCGCTGTATTGATCCTGCCATGCCTTCTTGAGCGCTGCCTTCTGATCTGCGGTCAGGTTCGTGGGAGAGGTAAGGACGCCGCTTGGTCGTGCGCCATTCTTGAAAAGGTTTGCGCCGAATTGCTCCGATGCCAACGCGAGGCCAATCGCTTCACGCGCCAGCTTGGTAGCATTCAGACCGACAACGCCGTCCCAGCTTGGGCCTTTGATATGCCACATGTCCGATGCGGGAACGTCGATATACGCGCCCTTTTCGGTGGCGACCCGGTAGCTGATCGACATGTCGTCGTTTTGAACGGTCGTCACTGAGCCGGGCAGAAAGGCATAAAGCTCTTGCGGGACGCCGCGCCCATCACGGTTGATGAAAATATGGGCGTTGCCGGTCAGGCCTGCATGGATGGCAAACTGCTCGCGGAACTCATAAGAGGTCTGCCATTCGTTCGGTTCATGACGAAGAAGTTCGTAGACGGGGTGGTCCGTAGCATCTTCACCACGGCGGCCAGTGCCGCTCTTTTGCAGTCGGAACGGAACCTGTGCGATGCCGTCTGCAATGACGCGAACGATACACAGAACCGCAGTTGAATAGAGCGCGTTGCTGTCGGCGGGGTCCAGCAGTCTGCCAGCTTGTCCGGCCTCAATGGCGCGGCCAATCTCGTCTAATGTTCTGCGCCTGATTGGCGCGAGAGACTTGAACTCAAGTCCGCCGGTAAGAAAGTCTAATAGCTTTGACATGTATGTTTTCTGCCCGTCTCCTTTATTGTTGATATTTATGCGGAGGGCAGTTCGTGGGATCAGAGCCAGTGGATGCCTGGAGTGACTAACTCAGGTTCATTCATCTTCATGGCATAGGCCATGAGTGCGGCTACAATGCCGTCGATCTTTAGGTGGTGCTGCTTATCGGGCTTGTTAGGGAACAGGTGATTGGCTGAGTTTGCCCGGATGCTGACATTGCCAGCCATCCAGTTCATGCAAGGATTATCGGAGTGACGTAGCTTGTTGTCCGCAACCAGCGCCTCGAACTCCAACATGACCGGATTATAGTTGCCGATGTTCTGCGCGAACTTTCGGACGTCGATGTTGGGATATTGATCCTGAATCTCTTGCGCGAACTGATGGCCCTGCCATGGGTCATAGGCCACGCCCTTGATATGGAACTGGCCGACCAGCTTTGCGAACTGCTCCTTGATGCTGGAGAAGTCGGTCGCATTGCCGGGTGTCAGGACGATATGGCCGCTGCTGGACCAGCCACGATAGGCGTCGGCATTCTTGCTGCCCTGAACCGCGCCTTCGGGGAGGAAGAAGAAGGGGAAGAAATAGGGTGTCACGCCGTCCATGACGCACAGGACGAGCGCGGAAATGTCGGTCTGCGTCGATACGTCATAGGCCGCAAACGCAGGCAGGCCCGCTAGATCGGCCAGCGTCTTGTCGGAACGGCAGGCCGACCATGCGCGTATGTCCAGCCAACCGCTGGTTGAATTTTCCCAGACATTGAGATGCTTGGTGAGCAGCGCGGCCTTCTTGGCCGGTTTGTTGAGCGCATCCTCATATTGGTTGCGGAGATAATTCTCCTGAATGCTGACGCCGAAATTGGGATTGGCCTTCTTCCAGACGTTGAAATCCGTCCAGTCATCCTCCTTGTCGATGGTGAAGATCGCCGTGAACAGCGCCGGGTTGCGGACGATGCCCGCCAGGACGAGTTCGGCATCGACCTGTAGCTGGCGACAGGGACCGGCGACATTGAAGCCCGCCGTGGTGATGGTGAGCAGCAAGGGCTGGGTTCTGGAACCCATGCCCGTTTTCATCGTGTCATATTGTTCGCTGCTGTCATTTTCGTGCGCCTCGTCCAAGATCGCACAATGCGGGTTGGAACCGTCGCCGGGCTTGCCGATCATCGACCGGATGAAGGAGCCGGTGCCGGGGCTGAACACGGACTTGGCATGAACCTCGATGCCAGCGGCCTCCATAAATTGTGGAGAGCGCAGCACCATCTGTCGGGCAGGCTCGAAACAGGCGTCGGCTTGGTCCTTGCTGTTCGCACCGATCCAAACTTCCGCGCCTGCCTCATTGTCGAGAAAAGCCATGTAGGTGGCGATGCCAGCGGCGAAGGTGGACTTCCCGTTCTTACGCGGGATGAGCAGCAGGGCTTCGGTGACCTTGCGGAACTGGGTGTCAGGATCGACAAAGCCGAAAATCCCGGCCAGCACCCAGACCTGCCACGGCTCCAACCGGATCGTCTCGCGCTTGCTGGCCCATTGGCCTTTGCTGTGCGGGAGCAGTTCAATGAATTTGCAGACGCGTTCGACCGCCTTGGGCTTGAACTCCCATTCGTCGCCGTCGATGTCGTCGAGGAAAAGTTGGCAGGATTGCCGTATTTGCTGGCAGGCGAGAATCGTGCCAGCGGTTACGCCCTCGGCGTAGCTAATAGCGATGCGCGTGAAATGGCCGTCGCCCTCCAACCACATCGGTTACTCACCGAGGAGTTTGGCGAACTCGTTGCTGGTGTCGGGTTCGGCTACCTTGCCGCGCTGCGCTCTCGATGGGGCGCCGCCGATGCCAAGGAGTTCGCGCTGTTTGCGGAGTTCGACAAGCTGGTTGCCCTTGGGCACCTCACCGGCTTTGAAGGTGGCGCGGACAATCGCGGCGAGGCAGCAATAATCCGCGAACAGCGAGCTATCGAGGGAAGACGTGCCGCTCTGGGTGACGCGATCCAGTTCCTCATGCCATACCTCCTGAGCCGCAGCCGGGAGATAATCTGGCATCTTTGGTGGAATGATAATCGCAGAGAGAATGATGGTCGGATCGTCGCGACATGGGCGATAGCTCCCGACTGCCTTTTTCTCTTCTATTGACTTTTTCTTTGGGCCGCGTTGCATTGAGTATTTAGCGGGGAATTATGCATAAAGGCTTTCGCCTTAGATGCTTCGCACTCGCGTTAGCGATCCGGCGCGTCTCACGACCGTTCCCAGCGCGGCCACCGGATTGTCGCACGTAGCGATAACCACTATGGTTGAGCTTTCTTGGTTAGAGCGGGGGCTGAGATGGTTCGACTGATGGGGGCGTTCGGCGGAGCAATGTTGCTGGCGGGCGTTGTAGTTCCGACGAGTTCCTATGCTCAAATCGGCGGGGTAATGGGTTCGGCAACAGGCAGTTATTGTAAGTTCAAAAAGAAGAACCAGATCAATGTGGACACTTGGCTGCCACTGGGTTCAAAGCCTGAGTATGCCCGAAACATGACATTGCGGCGCCTATCAGAAATGACGCGGAGCAAAGGCTTTACTTCATTCGTCACCGAAGTGCGACCCTGCGTCATATTACTGATAAATCGGCGGCCAACCAACCTCCGTTGTAATTTTATAGCTCGGATGGAAAGCTCTGGCGAGGCTGAGAGCGAACTGAAGAGCGGTGAAGAGAGATTTAACGCGGATAAAATCATGGAACTGACGGAAAGTGAGGCTGCGAGTTATCCGCGACGATCTGGAATTTTGAACTATAAGAATCAATGCGTCATAGAGTGATGATTGCAGGATTCGATAATTTATTGACTCAAACTGTTTAATTCGCACTGGCATCTTTTGTGTTGGGGGGCTGTTACTATAGAGGGCGCTCAGCAGAAAATGACTGCCCCCTTGATCTGCATCCTTGGATATGTGACTTATTAGTAAACGATTGCCCGGCGGCGCAATAAGTTGAGGTTGCATGACGGTTTACTACTTGGGTCTGAAGGATGCGGCCTATAATGCCCGTGAGATCGACATACTTGATGGCGATTACAAAAAGGTTGAGGTCGTGGATCCTACTCCCGACGGAGGCCGACGGTTCTCTCATGGTACTCAATTCAGGAGCGGACGGCCGATAAAGCCTGATAATCTGCCGAGCAGGTTCCGGTACAAGAGTAAACTGCCGGTGCCGGACTTCGATACACCACACGGTATTGTTGTCGCTAGCGACCGTCTTCGTGAGATCGTCGAGGAGTTCGAGCCCGACAGGCATCAGTTTTTTCCTGTAGAGTATGTCGGATCCCGAAACACGCACATCGCCAACATGTGGATCATGATCGTCTGCACGCGATTGGACGCGGCTGATCGGGAGAAGACGACCATGAAGCTCAATTACTTCTGGTCTGTCGATGGCGCACCCCCGAATGCGAAGTTGGTTATCAGCGAAGCGGTGACCGCTGGGCATCACATCTGGTGCGACAAGCACCTTATGGATGGCCCGCTTGTTTCGGGCAAACTCGGCGAAGCCTTAGTAGCCGCTGAAATCACGGGTTTCAAGCTTTCAGCCGTGGATTCCATATAATGGAACTGCCATTTGGTCTTCGCGAGCTTCTTGGGGCGACCGAGCTGCCGGCGGACGACTTCTGGTTTGACATTGACGGCAAGTTGTTTGTCGGTCTCGCGACGAATGATAATGCGGATTTTGATAGGCGGAGGACAGCATGATTGTGCATACCTTTGGCATTCCGGCTGAACTCTTGATCGAGCGCAACATGTGGAAATCCCGCGTGGCGGTGCCGAAGAACTATGACCCCAAAAAGCTGACCCTAGAGGATATGACGCAAGACGGGGGCATGTATGTCGGCTATGATCAAAGTCTGACGAGCGGGCGTCGGGTCAGGGCTGAAGGATTGCCCATCAAGGTCATTTGGTGGGACAAGAGGCTGGTCCCGGATTTCGAGATCATTCATTCGCCGACCATGATCGTAAGCCAGCGCTTCCGTGACGTGGTGGAAGCGGTCGAGCCAGGCGTGCACCAATTCGAACCGGTCGAATACGTCACCAAACAAGGCGCCCATGTCGCGGACATGTTCGTTTTCGTGATCTGCAACCGGATCGACAGTGTCGATCGCGATCTCACTACACAGTATCGATTACATCCGGTGGGGAACCCGACGACATCGAAAAGCAAATATTGGCAACCCTCGATCCAGGGAACGCAGCTTGTTTTCAATGCTGCACAGGTCGGCGATCATCATCTTTGGGTCGATAAATATCTACCTGATTACAAGCTTGTATCCAGTGCTTTTGTCGATGCCGCCTGTGCTGCCGGGTTGGTCGGGGTAAGCTTTCGCGCATGGGAGACGGTCTAATGCCTGGGTCCACTCTCCGCCGCATCCTCCTGTCAACCCCTTTCATCTACCTTCAAAGTCTTTTATAGACGCGATGCGCCGATAGACATTACGTAGTTGACTTCTGCTTGAAGGAGGAAGTCAATGTTCAAAGCCGTTTCCCGCATCTGCCTTGCGCTGATTGTCATAATCGCTTTGGGGCCAATTGCAGTTGGCAACGTCATGGCTGCTCAGCAGGCATGGCATGATAGCGGTCTTGTGCTTGAGTCGAAACTGTTTGGTATTAAATTCTGAAACGTCGGCTGTTCTCTTCTGCCGTCTTGGCCGCATGGCATGGCTGGCATAATGACTGAGTGTTCTCATAGACATCCTTGCCGCCATCTGCCCTCGGCTTGATGTGGTCCACCTGTGTCGCGGGTGTGATATGCCCTTGCTCTTGGCAATGCCTACATAGCGGTTCTTCCTGCAATCGCTTTGCTCTGACCTTGCGCCAGTTATGGTCATAGACATATTGCTGGCTTTTAACGGCTTTCACCTTCTTGCCGCCATGATTGAAGTTGGGTGGGAGATTGGGCATAGCGATTAGCCGAAGGTCAGCTTGAATTCCATCGCTGCTCTTGCGTCCACGAACCGGCATATGACATCGACCCATATCTTCATGGTTGATAGGTCAATGCCGAACTCGGTCGTCGCCATGATTATGTGGCCAATCTTCTGCTTTTCTATTAGCCATGCCGCGACATCGGATAGTCTGGCGTGATCGGGATCGCAGATGATCTTTACGGTTGTTAGGCAGGACATGCTCTACTTAGTTGGATGGCTCCTCCAATCTTTCTGATTGTCAATGTCAAAGAGTGGATGATTGCCGGTTCACCTGAACGCATACGATTGGAGTGGGCGACGTTGCCTACGCAGATCGGAGTATATGCAATGGCTAACTTTAATCCCGCGATGATTCTTCCCACTGCTCGCTCGGCCGAGTTCGCAGATGCCGGTGAACAAAAGCGTTCCGCCAAAACGATTCTCATCGAAGGTATTGTCAAGCAAATCGACTTCTACGCAAACCCGACCAAGGAAGGCCGCCGCTGGTTTGTTCGTGGACAGAAGGAAGTCTGTCTGACATTGCGGATCGGCAACAAGCCGTTGAAGCTCAATGGCGAGGAAACGAAAGTCGTTGTCCCTGCGGAGCATTTTGACGCGGCCATGAACCACTATAAGTCGGAGATCGAGAAGGGCAAATTCGATGCTCAATTGGCCGAAGCCGACAAGGGGATGGAAGAACGCCGCGATAAGCTGCGGGCTACACGGTCGGCGAAGAAGACCGCTTAAAAGCGGCAGCACACTTTAATCCAAGGGAGGCCGTTGTGCCTCCCTTTCTTTTTGACTTGTTTGCCTCGGTGCGGCAGGAAGTCTGCCAACTGATAACAGGAGGTTCGCATGGCAAGCTGGAAAGACTTCTCGGATGCAAAGCTGAAGAAGGAATTTGAGAAAAAGGGGCCTGATCCCCGCGCTGCTGAAAAGCTGCGGTCGCGTTTCACTAAGTCCCTTGATACCGCGCTCGGCCAGTTCCTTGCCACCGAACCGACCAAAGGTCGCAAAATGTGGAAGGCGCAGAACAATGTTGTGGAATTCAGCCCCGTGTTCAACGGTTCGCCTGTCTCCCTCGACGGTGAGACTACCCTCTATATCCCCTCAGAGCGTTTCTCTGACTTTGTTGGGGCATTGAAACAGTCCGTTGCGGCAGGAGAGCTGGACGCTGTTCTGGAGGGGCCTGAGGGCGTCAAAACCACGGCTAAAAGCGGTGGAACTCGCACTTTTAGCGATCAGAGCAGGCTCAACATTCGTGTCGGTGGTTTCCGCCGTGGTGGCATGGATGATGCCGCGATCAAGGCCAAGCTGAAAGGCGAGGGTGTCGATGGCAAGCTGATCGACGCAGCATTGGCACGTAAATCGGCAGGCAAGTAAGGCACAAAGAAACCCGATAGCCGGACGCCATCGGGTTTCCCATTGATCCACTTGAAGGGGGGTAGCGGCAATTGGTAACGCTGCCTCCCGTCTATTTATTGTCAGGGCAGCAAAAGCCCTCCGTTCCGACGCGCAGCATCCACATATTCCTTGAGCGTCATCTTGGGCACGAACGCCAAGTCTTGAAACACTTTGACGCCCTTTACGTCTATGTCGAGCAATTCTGGCAACCACACATAGCCAAGCTCTGCGACATGTATCTGACATAGGCCAAAGGCCATCCCGTCATCGTCCAGTTCACTGAGTAGCCACATACAGTAGGTGAAGGGGATATGAAGTTTGACCACCGGCTTGAAGTCGATCTCTCTCGTGGTTCCCTGAACCTTCTTCTGTGCCTCGCGGTTGAGTGAAAGTTGCTGGGCATCTTTCGGGCGTAGTATTTTAAGGTAATCCATTGGGCACTTCCTTTCTTTGTGCCCAAGGACATGCAATGCCATTTCACCAAAAGAGCAAGAAAATAGTGGTCTGCTCTGTAGTCATTTTTCTGGTCTGGTAGTCTGGAAACTGGATGACTTCTGAACTAGGAGGCTATTGATAGGACGGCACAACGCAAGACGGAGTGCCCGACATGTTTGCACAGACTGATATCGACCTTAACAAGCTGGCCGACTTCATGTTTGAAGAAGTAGAATGCAGCCCGGATTTTGAGGAAGATGAGTTCTGCGTCTCGTTCGATGGCCATCGGCTATACGTGGAGCGTTACCCGACGCATTACCGGATCGAAGTGGGGCATGAGGATGATGTCGTTGAAATTCCGCGTCACTGATCCCCTCAGAAGCCCGTAGAACGCAAAAGCGCCCCGCTATGTAGTTGGGGCGCTCTTTTTGGATTTGAGCATCGCAGGGCTTTACAGGGCTTCAAGCCTGCGCTTCTTCATTTCCTCAATCTGCTGAGCAATGTCCTGCCGGTCCACATTATCCCGGCGCAATAATCCGTTGCGAAGCCGATCTTCATGAAGGCCGACTGTCAAATCAA